CTCAAATTTCTGTTCTGTTGATAATCCGTCGAGCTCTTCGAGACTTAATCCGAGGCGTTCGAGATACGCCGCGGATTGTGCGGAGCCCTGTCCGGCTTTGTCGAGCTGGCTCGACATTGTTTTGACCGCGGAAGTCAGCACGTCCGAGCTGACCCCGCTCTGATCGCAAGCATGAATCCAGCGTTGCAGCTCTTCGCGGTTAATCGACGTTCTTTCCGAGAGTTTGTCGATGACGTCCGCCTGCTGCGCCGTCCCTGTTGCCATTTTATAAGCGGACGCTCCGATCGTTGAAGCGGCCCCGACAACGGCCGTTCCTATGGCCGCCGCGCCTTTCGCAATAGAAGAAAAGGCGCTCTTGACCTTGCTCCCCGAACTTTCAGCTTTTTTCGTCGTTGTGTCAATGCTTTTGTTCGCTTCGGCGTTGTCTATGAAGATTTGACCGAAGAGCTGAAAAATGTTTGCCAAGTTTACGCCTCCTTTCGTGTTTGTGCAATGTATGCCGCGACTATACCGTCCATATCTTCTTCGATTTTGTCCGGATCCCTCGGCGGCGCGCCGTTCGTCCCGCTTTCGTCGAGGACCTGGCGCAAAAATTCATCATATCCGAGCGGTTCGTTCCCGTTCATCTTTGCGAGCATATACGACGCGATATACAAATTCCGCGTTTGCTCGATTGCCTCCTGCTTTTCAGCGTATGATATCAGCCCGGAGAGCTCCGTCAACGGGAGCTCCCCGATCAGGCCGATATCGTAGTATTTGCTTAACAGGTTTAAGAGCCGCGCTCTACCTTCCGACGTAGAGCCGTACCGAAAAAATTTCGGATTCCCTCGTCGTTGATAACCTCGTTCAGGATTTCTCCGAAATCCATTTCTCCGGCTTCTTCCAGGCTTACGCCTTTATAAAGCGAGATGAATTCCGGGATATCTTCTCCGATTCTGTCAAGCTGCGGCATAATCTCGGCGACCAGCTCGAAACCGAGCTCGACCGCTTTCTCTCCTTTGATTTCTGCCAATGCTTCTTTTTTGTTCCCGGCGCTTTTGAAGATATCTGCTTCTTTGAGCCTCGTCAAAATCGGTTTGACGTCGAGCTTCGCGATCATTCTCGAAAGAACCGGGATTGTCTTAACTTTCAGCATTTGTCTTTCCTCCTGATTTTGCTATTAAGGGCCGGTTGTCACGGCCTGCGGATCTGCCGAAACCTCTTCGATCTGATAGAGATCTCCGTTCAGGTCGTCGATTGTGTAGTGCGCGTAAATTTCGAGCGCGAGCTCGTTTTCCGCTTTCTGCACAGCCTTGACAGCGAATCCGGCTTCGTTCAGGCCGTTGTAAATGGTTATCTTCTTGAACTTTCCGTCCATGAGTTTAGCAAAGAGCGTCACGTTCTTGCAGTAGACAGAAGATCCGGAAGCAGCGGACAAAACGCCCGCCTTCGCGTTCTTGATGACCTGTGAATCGCCGGTGCCGGTCACACGGCAGCCAGGGAGCGCGAGTTTGAGCTCCTCCTGCGAGCAGCAGAGGGAATTCACTTTCAGGACAGCTTCCTGCGATTCGATAACCTGCATTCCGGCGGTTTTCCCGACGCGGCCGTCGAACTCGATATCACGGATTGTCTGTGTGCCGTCGAATTCTCCGCCTCCGCGTGTCGGTCCGATCTTCCTTTGTGAAGTCTCGCCGAAATCGACATAGAGCAGGCCTTCGTCGATTTGGATCTTGTCGACCTGCGCCTGCGTGAGATTAGTTACCGTAGGCATTGTTTATTCCTCCTCGTTTATGTAAAAAATTCTTGCCGCATAGATCTGCCGCCTATGCGAGAGATCGTCCTCCCGGTCGTCTGACGTGTCCCTGCTCTCATATCCGATATGGGAAGAGAACACGCCTTCGACCGACAAAACCTTGTTATTGAGCGCTTTCCGGCAGAGATCGCACAGGCTTTCAAGCTCAACAGTAGCGGAAGGCAGCTTGTCGTCCGTCCACAATTCGAGATCGAAGGACGTCAGATCGCCTTCATCAAGACTTGAAGCCGTAACGTACGAAATGACCCCGTACGGAAACGCCTTGTCTTTCGGTGCTCTGTCGTAGTAGACCTTGAATCCCGGCTTGACGGTATTCATGTACTGAACGAGAGCCTCGATAAATGCAGAAGTGTTCAATCGTTTTCGTCCTCCTCTCCCTCGTAGATTTTCGCTCCGGCTGCTTCGAGCGTCTTATTGAGCTCTGCAAGATATTTTTCCTGCACCGCTCTGATCTCTTTTATGTTGTTTTGCACCGTGTCCCGGAGAAGGTGTGTTGCACGCTGGCCCGGGTGTCTTACCGTGTAGCCGAACACGTTATCTTCATACGCCATATAATGCCCGCTCCTGTGTGAATCGATCGTGTGCGCTTTGGTTCCGAACTCGATCCAATGCGGGGAAGCGTGAGAGGCCTTTTTGCCTTTCTTCATCACTTTTGCGTGAGAGTAAAAGCCGACTTGCAGCTGCGGTTGTCCTGTTGCCTTGTCGATGAAGGCCCACGTTCCTATATGGTTTTTGAAACGGTTTGAATGCACGAGCCCCGAAGAGGCGATTTCTTCACGGATTAGCTTTCTGATTGTCTTTCCGGCTTCCCGGAGAGCCGTCTTTGATAGCCCTTGCATTGTCTTTTTTGCTTCTTGACTCGTATCGATAAACGTCACGGAGGATTTGTTAGCCATTGCCCGCCGCCAATCCTTCGCAGACGAGCTCGACGCTTTCGGCGCTGACGGGATACGATCGAATGATTTTGTACATTACGTCCTCGAATTCGAGATAGCGTTCCTTCTCGTATTCGTATTCCTTCACTTCAACGGAGATCTCCGGCTTGTATCCTGCGGCCTGCGCCTGATAGAACTCTGTCCGTTTTACTCCCTTGACGTTGCAGATGATTTCCCGCTTTGAAAACCCGCTTTTCTGCGGGCGCCCCAATTTGTCGAGCGTTTCTGTCTCTTTGCACAGGTAAGCAACGTCCCTCCAATACATAATCAGGCCTCCTCCGAAATGTAATCCGTCGCAAGTGCCATGTGTCTTTTGAGCAAATCGAAAGACTCTCTGTAACGCTGCGCGTCCGGATTATCGAGCCCGAATTCGGCCTTCACGTAGAGAATCAC